AGCCGCTGACAAGAAGACTTCTCGGATCGAACCGCTTTCTCACCAGATTGGCGAACTTCTCCATGATAGGTGAAAGCCTCAGAAAAGGCCCTCCGTTGGAGCCCAGGTAGTCTCCCAATGCCGCTCCGTCCATGACGCCCCTTCTGCCGGAGGAATAGGTCTTGTTGAAGAAGCCGGTATCGATGACCGACTTTCCTTCTTTGTCCATGATCCGTCCGTCGCTGTTGTCGAAGATCGCCTTCGTTTCAGATTTAACAAGCTCCTTTACTTGGTCCTTGACCGTATTTATGGTGCCTTCCCGTATGGCCGCCTCAAGGGCCTCGGTGTTCAGCACCATCTTCCCATCCTTTTCGTTTATCTGAAGATCCATATGCTGTTTCCTCCTTGATTTTTGTTTTTTTTGCCCCGAATTGTTAACCCCAAAAAGAAAAGCCCGTTACCGCCGTTCGAACGGTAACGGGCCTCTCTTGATTCGATTTTGGGGCGTCCCCTCGCTTGATCAGGGCTGGGGACTATCTTCCTACTTCATGCGGCCCTTTCAAGCCGTGGAAAAATTTTCTCCTTGCATTGCTGGAGGGTTAGCTTTTAAACACATTTCCACAACACTTTCCAATTCCAGATTCTTAGAAAGTTCGGAATAATGTGCTATCCAATCACTTCTTTTTAGTCCCTCTGGATTTTTAGCAATACCTCTTGGCATTTAACCTCTTACGAAATTTTCCCCCTCAATCGGTCAAATTCACTTTTTACAACAGCCGGGACGACCTTATTGATCGCCTCAGTTATCTGATCGGAGATGCCCTTCAGGGCTTCCTTGATAGCCGCTCTCTTTTCTTCCTCCGTGATTACAGTGATCTTTCTCGGTTCCGGCGGGTTATCTGTCTTGGATTCGTCCTTCTTGTCTCCTGGCGCCGGTTCGCCTATAGAAACTTTTGAACCCTCCTGAAGTTTGGCCGCAAGGCCGTCAAGCTTCGCTTCCATCGATTCGAACTTCTCCCCCATTGTTTTTATGAAATCCATGAAGACTTTCATGTCCTCCGTGGCATCCTTCTTTTTTGGTTCGATTGATTTCAATCCTTTCTTCTGGCGGGCATCATTGATCCGTTTAAGAATCTTTTCGTTGCCCGTCAAAAAGCCTATAATGAAGGAATCATATTCTTCTCCATAATCCCCTTCTCCATCCCCGCCATTTCCTCCTCCGTCCTCGGCCCATGCCTCATCGCTTTCTGCCATCATGATATGCCGGAGCAGACGCTCCGGTTTGGAGGCCACCTCATGGGCATTGTTATAGTCCCAGCCAAGATATTTCATGATGAGCCTTTCGGTAAACTCATGAAGCTTGGTCGCAATGGTATTCGTCTCATCCATGTCTTGTTCAACCCAAATCTCATCTTCCGGTATGAAGTCCCAGGCGTAGTGGTTACCGCCCATAGTAAAATCTACATTGTTTTTCTCCCTGACCTGGTCCCCATCCACTATGACGAACTTGACCGATTCGGCTTGGTCGCTACGGATGGCCTTTTGATCCAAAACCTTTCCTGTTTGATCGATGAATTTTCCACAACTTGGACATTTGATATATCCCATTCCCGCTTCCGATATATCGTTGTATTTCACAAGGTTTTTGCAGCCCTGACAAATCACTTCGTCTCTCTTCTCGCAGATTGAGCAAACGAATGAAAACTCAAAATTCGGGTCGCACGTCTTCCCCTCATTCTCCCCAGACACATCCTCATCCCATTTCACAGCCATCTCCTGCCCGCACTCCCCGCATTTCTCAGAAGCAGGCTCAAACGGCTTGCATTTGTACTCGTGATCGTTGCACCACTGGCGGGCCTCCTTCGCCGTGAACTTGCTTTTTGAGAATCGTATGGCCTGTAACTCGACAGGATCACCCTCCTTGATCCCCCAAAGAGCATGGATACCCTTGCCAAACTTGTCGTTGTTCCTTCTTATTCGATCATATTTCTTGGGATCTGTGATCCTACAGGCGTGCTCGTTGGGATAAGGCTTCTCTTCCGTGTCGACAAGCTGACCATCCTTATACTGGCAGAGATCTCCCAGCTTCTCTTCTAAAGCTTTCCGGTCGTTCTGATCATCCAAGAGAGACTTGCCGTCAACCGATTTGTAGCTTTTGAACTCTCTCTTATCGAACTTCTCTGGCAGTATCTTGAACCACGCCTCTTTCTGGCAGTTACCGCACTTCTCTACGTTCTGGCAGTCGGGGTTCATGCTCACACCCACAGGACTCCACTCAAGAAGATCCCATTCCAAAACTTCACGATATTCGATGCCATCCTTATTTCCGAATGCGCATTTTAAGGGGATATACCCGATTGACCAATTCGGCATAAAACCATTTTTGGCTTTTTCATAAAGTCTTCTACCCGTATTATCTGGAGGAATTAAATTTGATCCGTCAAAGAATTGTGTCCGTGCCATAACGCCCTTAAAACCGTTGAATTCCGACTTCCAAATTTTCAAAGGCTTTGCAATCGGCTCCTGTCCCATATTTGAAAATCCATGAGCCATTAGAACAACTGGACGCCCCAGGATTTTCATTCCGTCAACACGCATAATGTCTGAGCCTCGATCAAGTCTTTCTGTTGAAATGAAGTGTTCTATCCATAAGCCTTCGTCGCTGAATTCTTTAACCTCTGCTGTAAATATTTTATGTTCGATTTTCATATTTCCTCCTCATGCTGCTATTCTCAAGGCAGGCTGAAAGGGTTTTGATAATTTAGAATTTTTAGATGAATTCTCTGTCTTCCACATTGGTTGAAGATTAGATAAGACCCAGCATCTTTTGAAATCGATCTGTTCTGGTTTCTCAAAATTAAATGCTGCAATAGGAATTTTGTGATCGATTGTCCATTGCCCATAATTTTCCCATGTCATTTCTGAATCGAATTGCTTCTCAAGAGATTTCATTAAATCGATCAAGGTATATCCGACCAGAGATTCCCAATGCCTACCGTTTTTGTGATTTTTGATAGCAGCATATATCCCCTGACTCATCGAGTGATTAAGCCTAAGCTTTGAGTCTTCATATCGTCTGATATTTCTATGGAATGAAATTTTCTCTCTATTGTTCTTTGCCCACTTACTCGATCTTTCCCTCATCACTTCAGGTTTCTCGTAATAATATTTTCTTGCAAGTTCATTACTCCTTTTACGATTTTCGTTTCTCCATTTTTGAGTTAATGCCTTTTTCTTTTCTGGATTTCTCTTATTCCTTTCACGCTGAGTTTCAGCCATACATATTTTGCAAGTCTTATTTAGTTTGTCCCATGAGGCTGAATTATTATGGAAATAAGTCAAGGGCAACCATCTTCTGCATCTCCAACAATGTTTAAACTCAATCCCATCGCCTATGATATGCCATTTTCTTTGACTAACATTGATTTGGCTTGTTCGGAGAGTTTTATATCTACACATCTTGCATATATCAACGAGGCCATCTCGCTCATTTTTAGATTTTCCAAAACACTCCAAAGACTTCCATCTTTTGCATCTCGGACAGTTTTTCTTCTCAACTCCCTCAATAATCTGATGCTCTATCCTCCTCACTCCCCGACCTCTGCCGCAAACGTCTTATGCTCCATCTTCATGGTGTTATCCTCCCTGTTTATTATGTACACAATTCCGGCCAATTCCATTCACTCGGAAACCACTTTCTGCATTTTTCAATAGCCTTTGTAGCATCAGCTTTCCAGCACCTATTCTTCATAGTCCTCAGAAAAACTCTATGGAGTTCCTACCCCAATGCACTATTGCAAAAAGCATTGTGTCCCTGTGCGGCTGTCATAGCTGAAGAAGCCGTAGTAGGTGGTGGCCCCGTGGGCAGTCGAAGTAGAGAAGCGATATCCATACATCACCGAAATTGCGAGAATAAATACAAGCAATAATGCCAAAATCATCTTTTTCATAGGTTAATCACCTTTCTCCTTTTCGGAATAGTACGTTGAAATGGTTCAAGAATTTTTCCCTGGATTTAATTAAATTCAAAATATCCCCTTAAGCTGCCAGCAAGAATAAGGTTAATGCCTCTTCCTCCTCCAAATTTTCTATAAACCCTCTATCCGCAACGGTAATCGGTTTACCAAATTTTTCGATTGACCGAATATTACGGACCTTAAGATCAAGACATATTCGGGATTGCCCAAAAACTTCCTCTGATTGAATACCCTGGACATTGAGATTAAGTCTTATTTCAGGCCGTCCAAAAGCTTCTACAGACTTAATACTCTTTAACGTAACCTCTATTGGATGAGGAATATAGACTCGTCTAAGTCCAATATATGCTGGTATTGGTTCGGCCCAACGAATCTTTGGCCGTCCAAATGCTTCCTTAGACTCAATCCCCACCATATTAATAGTTAAGGCAACTTTGAGTTCAAGGAATCCAAGTGTAGCCACCGCAAACGAGCCGAATCCAACTCCTTCTACGGATAAACAATACGTATTTATCATGGCAGCCTCAACACAGTCGTTGTTTCATCAACCGTTGAAATTCCCTGATTTATCTCGCCTGCCTGCCTGCTTGTCTTACTAACTACCAACGGCTTGGTGGGATCAAGTCCGTATAATTCATAAATTTCTAATATTGACGAAATGGATGCGTCAATTCTCACTCCAAAAGAACCGGGTACAGCATGATCCACAACCAATTCATCCCAGACTGATACCAATGGAGTCGTATCGCTGTAGCCTAATTCATTTTTATCTAATTCCACAGCCTCGGTTCCATCTGAAATTAAATAAGCACGAAACGTAAAATCATCAACTACTGAAAACGTTGATATATTTGCCTCTACTTCTGCCCGAGTATTATAGTTCTCGTCTTCGTCTGACGTTACCCAATCAGAACCATTCCAATAAAACCAATAGATGCCATCATTAGATATCGTATATTTTACTTGCCCTTGATTCCCGGCCCCTAACGTTTCTAAAAAATGATCACATGACCTTATCCCTGCGGGATGGAATAACGCAGAAGGTTGAACAAACGGTTTTGTATCTATGTACAGTACAGAGGCAATCACCTCTGTTCCGTTTCCAGCGTTATAGTTACGCAAAACATCTTCAACTGTTATTGCCTGATTGAAAATTGCCAATTCATCGATTAAACCATCGAGAACATAATCCCAATCTGTATATGGCTGGATTCCAATTCCTATCAAACCCTCATTTCCTGTAACTGTAGGGTTGAAATCTGTGCTTGTTGCTATAGTAGCCCCGTCAACATAAAGTACAACCGTTGTCGTTGCTCTATCAAACGTGACGGCGATATGATGCCACGTGTCTAATGAATATACAGCACCAATCTTAAATTCCAACCCCCCGTAAAAGAAAGAAATGGCGTACTCATCCTCATCCCCAGTGCCCAAATAATAAGAAGAAAACGGATCTTTACTGACTATTGCTTTATGAGAGCCATCAGAATGAATCTTGACCCAACCCATGATCGTGATAGAGTCGGTTATGTTCATGCTGGCACTATGTTCAACAGAAACATAGCTGTTACCATTAAAATTTAAACAGTTATTTAATTTTCCAGGTTCCCACAAAGGCATAAATGGTATTGATGGATTACCCTGTAACGTTCCAGTATTCCCGTAGAAAGAACTGTCTGCTGCTGTTTCTCCGCTTCCCTCATTAAAATGCCACCAACCCATTGGAAGTGGCCCGTTATACCGAACAAGAGCTCCAGTTCCATTTCCAGAATTATATCTAGTTGTTATTTCATCTGACGTTAATGCTTTATTATAAATTGCTACCTCGTCAACGAGTCCTCTAAAACTATTCCCATACTCAAACAGATCTGGAGAAGTTCCTATTCCAATGGAACTACTGTTCCCGGTCACTGTCGGATTAAAATTAATATCTGTGTTTACCGCAACTCCGTCAACATAAAGAATAGCGGTGGTTGTGGCCCGATCATAAGTAACTACAATATGTTGCCAAGTGTTAAAAACAATAACATTTCTGGTAAGAAAGTCCGAGCCACCATACACAAAAGAAATTGCCGCTTCTCCGTAGGATCCTGTGCTAATCCTATAAGAATCGTTTATGCCTTTTCCAACCCATATGTTGTAGTCTGATTGGTCAGAAGCGTTGATCCATGCTTCAATGGAAATCGAATCTACGATATTCAAATCGGGACTGTCGGCAATTGAAACGTACCCTTGCGTGTCAAAAAGCAGGCATCCTCCTAATTTTCCAGCTGCCCAAACAGGATTGGTTATTCCCGTCAAAGTTCCATCATGCCCACCTCCAGAACTATCTGCTGTTACTATTCCAGTTCCTTCATTAAGATGCCACCAACCAACTGGGGTTGGTACTTCATGAATTTTTTTCAGCTTAACCAGCCCGCCCGATACTTCTATCTTGGAAGCGTCGTAAGAATATTCAGATGGTGTGCTGTAATGCCATTCTTTGATCATGATTAACTCCTCAACCCAGGAATAGAGCCGTCATCTCAATCTCCTACAATTTGAAAATCTTGTTCGCTCCTGTATCCCAGTTTATATTCACCGTCTGCCCAACAGCAGGGGTGAATGGCAATCCGGATGCCGGAGTATCGACATAGGCGATCAACTGGGCCGTAGCATCGTTTCCAGTATGCTGGAACAAAATGATGGCACCGGAGACTACTGCTGCCAAGGCTACGAGACTCGTATTGGCCGCATTAAAAACGCCGTCTGTGTAGGTCTTTGACCCAAGGGCTACCGTTCGTCCATTATCTTTTGTCCCACCCACCTCGATGTCCGCTACATATTTATCCGTGTCATCGTAGGTGTAGGCACTTCTAACCAACATCGCCCTCACGTCTCCCGTCATTGAAATAGTGTCATTAAGAATCCCTTCACGCCCTTTTGGAAATAATACGTTTGCCATGACATCTTCCTTTATTCGATTTCAGCAGAGACCATTTTTCCATCTTCTCCACGTTTAACGGTTAATTTCTTTTTTTTGCTTTGATTTTCTTTTAGGGTCAGATTAAGATCAATCGGAATAGGTTCAATCTTAATCTCAATCGGAGCTACCGGAGGATCAGGTCTTAGACTTATTCTTTCATCTGATTCAATTTTGCTTTTGAGGACCTCTGTCGCAGACTGGAGTGAGACGAAAACCCTATCTTCTATCAATCCCAGCCCCTTTCCAAGTTCATCAAGTTTCCAGACGATAGGTTTAATTCGTTCGGCATCTCTTTGATCATGGGCCTCTTCCCTTTTTCTCGCCTCTTCCCCTTTTCTTGCCTCTTCTTCTGTCCTTCTCTTTTGTTCTATCTTATTTTGTCTTAGGAGAATAGCCTGAACCTTCCCTCCTTCTCCCTTTTCGGAATAATAGAGAGTACATCTGCAATTGATCGATTCTGCTGGGTCAGTCCCCTCAAGCGGCGCATCCATCTCATCATTACCTACCTTGAAGAGCTCATCCATCTGGATCCCATCAGCATATTCTTCATCCGCTCTTTGATGGGTTGGCCTGACATGCTCGTCCCTTGCCGAAAGCCAATGCTTAAGAAGCTCATCCTCAAGACCGGTCTGCCTTACTCCTTCGATGTCCGCCTGGTTCATGGCCGCTAACGTCTCTGTTCGTGCAATCATGGAAGCCCTGTACTCCTCCCATGAATCAAACTTCTGCCTCAGAGTCTCGGCTATTTCCGTCACGGGGGACTCGGCGGCAAATCCCTCCTTGAGTATCCTCTCGATCTCGTCGAAGGTTGTTCCCGATACCTGCTCGGAGAACTGTCTCATCCGGCTACCGAGCCACTTTATAGCCCCTGGAGCATTCACATCAAAGGTAGGGTTAACGGCCTTCATGGTCTCCAAAATATCCTTCATCCGGTGCTTGCCGACCTCCTGCATGATGTTTTTCACAATCGGTTCGACCATCTTAACTAGATTCTTCTTCTCCTCGGCCTTGCTTACATTTATATCTCTAATCCCCTTGTGATCCTTTACGGCATGCTGCACCTTTTGCCTTGACCAGCCGGAGAAATAGGCCAGGATCTTACCTCCATCCTTGTGAAGCCGGTTGATAACGTCCTCCTTCATAGCCGAGAAATACTCCCTCATCGGCATCTCGATCAGGTGCTGGTAGTTGTCTACCCGCTTGACGAAAAGTTTCCAATAGACATCCTTGCGTTCCTCCGTCCAGAAGGAACGGTTCATCAGCTTTAAGAACTTGGCTTCTTTTCCCGCTGGGGGTTGCGGAGATTCCCCGCCCGGCTGCATCAAACCGAATGGAAGCCATGGCTTATCACCCCATGGAACCGGCGGCTCACCATTTATCTCCAATTCCTTGTTGATTGTATGGTATCCAATCCTAAGATTCGTCTCCCGCTCCTTCAACAAAAATTCCCTGTCAGGATAGGACGGCAGGTCAAAGTCGCATGTAATCCCCTCATCATATTGGGGTAGGGCGAAAGTCTCGATGACCTCCTCTATGAGCATACACTTGGGCTTGAGGCACTCATTGATAAATGTTTGATCCATAACCTCGGCAGTCGCCCGATTATCCTTCTCGTGGAGGCCAATCTTCGATGGGGAAAGATCATATGCCGTGATTAGTTTTTCCCTTACGAATTGTTGCACATCGTTTAGCAGCGACTCCCGGCCAGTCATCGCCATGGCCTTCCCCTGCCTGAGACCCGAATGGAGGATCATCGGAACACCGGCTTGCATCGCGCTTCCGTACTCCTCGATCAACTGCTCGCGTATCTCCCTGAACTGTTCCTTGCCCAATTCGGCGTCAGTCTCAAGGGTGATCCCGGGAATGCCCATGTTTTTGTATAATGCCCTCTGCTGCTGCATCAGAAAGAGGTCGATGTCGTATGGGTAGGTCTGGGCCATTAGTGGTGACATGGCCTGAAAGGGAGAAGCAGGATGAGGATATTTGTAGAGAAGAATCTCATCCGGTTCAAACCTCTGATTGACACTCCCATCCTGATAATCCCAGTATTGGAGCCTTAGCGATGGGGTAACTTTCGGGCGGAGCATCGCAAATTGGGTCAAGGGAAGCGGCCAGATCTCTGAAGGGATACCTATCTTGTTTTTCACCTGAAGCCATCCGCAAAGCCCTCCGAGTTCCAATCGTACCATTGTCTCATACCAAAGCATAAAGCGAGTCATCA